CAAAGCAACAGACACTCGTTATTACAGATGTATCCGTACACGCACTACAGTTTATCGGACCTCCGTTTACATTTGGTATTACAGAGGTTGGTAGAAACACCACAATAATATCTGAGAACGCTGCCGTGGCTGTAGAGGAATCTGTGTACTGGATGGGATACAGAGAGTTCTATGTGTACAATGGTAGAACACAAAAGCTCGTGTGTCCTGTGCAAGACTTTGTGTTTAGTGATTTAAACAGAGACCAAGACACAAAGATTATAGCAGGTCAAAATAGTGCGTATTCTGAGGTATGGTGGTTCTATCCATCATCAAGTGCTACAGCTAACGACAGGTATGTAGTATACAACTACGAACAAAATATTTGGTATTATGGCACTCTTGCAAGAACAGCATGGGTGGACAGAGGTGTGTTATTGTATCCCATAGCAGCCTCGACAGATAACTATCTATACTATCAAGAGTTTGGTTTAGATGATGGATCGCAGTCACCTGCATCAGGCATTACATCGTTTATAGAATCAAGTCAGGTTACTATAGGGGATGGAGATAATTTCTTTTTTGCAAGTAGAGTTATACCTGACATTACTTTTAGAGATAGTACAAATGAATCACCACAGGTCAACTTGACCTTAAAGGCAAGACGATTTCCTGGTGCAACATACAATCAGACGGATACAAGTGCAGTAACGCAGTCATCAAGCACACCGATAGAGCTATTTACAGAGAAGGCTGATATACGCCTCAGAGGGCGTTCCTTTGCTCTTAGGCTAGAAAGCACAGCAGCAGGTGTTACATGGCGTTTAGGAACCACTAGAGTTGATCTGAGGCAGGATGGTAGGCGATAATGTCCACAAAAGTACCCATACCGTTCTTTCCATCGGCTCCAAACGAGTATGATGCAAACTACATAACACAGATTGTAAGAGCCTTTGCGATATATACAGAGCAACAAAACGCAGGGGGAGAGGGCAGAAACACAGGTCTAGTCTTAACTAATCTACAGGCACATGACGATAACCTAGAAGTGGGGTCATTGTTTGACCATGATGGTTTTGTGAAAATAAGTAGAGTAGATAGACCACATCCAAGAGGCAGTTTGGGAACGACAGGACTAGGGTCGGTAACTATAACACTACCATAAAATGGGCAAAAGAAGTAACTTTGAACGTGTAGAGAAAGACTATTATCCGACTCCACTAGAGGCTGTGCATCCTCTTATTCCTCACATACTTGGCTACGTTAAGACATTTGCTGAACCATGTGCAGGCGATGGCTCTCTGATACGTCATATAGAATATCTTACAAATAACCTGTTTGATATTGACTATATTAGGTGCAACTATGCCTGTGATATAGAGCCAAAGGATGATGGCATACACGAAAAGAATATATTTAATCTTCTCCCCAAAGACATAGAAACATCAGACGTAATCATAACAAATCCACCGTGGAGCCGTGATATACTGCACAGACTTATTTATCACTGCACATCAATAAAACCTACATGGTTGCTGTTTGATGCCGACTGGATGCACACGAAACAAAGCACACATTACCGTGATATGTTGAAAAAGATCGTAAGTGTTGGTAGAGTGGAGTGGATTAAAGGAAGTAAAAACACTGGCAAAGATAATTGTTGTTGGTATTATTTTGATAAAGACAACGAGGAACAGACACAGTTTTTTGGTAGACAGACATGAAACAAAAGAAACTAGAAAAAGGCTCCGTGTGGGAAAAAGCTGACGCAAACGGTGATGGCGTGGTTACAGATCAAGAGATGGCTATGCGTGAGCGTATGGTTCTTTTGGAAAATAGAGACAAGAAAGAGGATCAACAAAGACACCTTGTTTGGTTTTCAGCATTAACTGTTACGGCTTTTATAGTTGTGTTGATGACACCATTAGTTCCTGTTGATAGAATTTCACACCTCTCAGGTATCGCTGAAATTTGGGTATTATCTAACATGGGCGTTTTGGCGAGTTTCATAGGGTTTAATCAGCTTGCAAAAAGAGGAGCTAAAGATGACGGAAAGAGCTAAGAAAGTAATTAAAAAAGTAGCAAGTAAGCTAACCAAGGCAAGCAAAGCTCACGCAGGTCAGGCTAAAGCCTTGTCAGCTATAAAGCTGAAGAAAGGTGGTAAAACAAAGTCTCGTGTTAATGAGGCAGGAAACTACACCAAGCCAGAGATGAGAAAGCGTTTATTTAACAAGATCAAGGCAGGTTCTAAGGGGGGCAAACCAGGTCAATGGTCAGCACGAAAGGCACAGTTACTAGCATCTGAGTACAAGAAAAAGGGTGGTGGCTATCGCTAAAGACCCTAAAACAGGAACAGGAAAGAAACCGAAAGGTTCTGGAAGGAGGTTATATACCGATGAAAACCCCAAAGATACAGTCTCTATTAAATTTGCCACTGTGGCAGATGCCCAAGCAACTGCTCGTAAGGTTAAAAGAATTAATAAGCCGTTTGCTAGGAAAATCCAAATCCTCACCGTCCTCGAACAAAGAGCCAAAGTTGCAGGTAAAAACAAGCAAGCCCAAATCGCAAAAAAAGCCAAAGAAGACATCAGAGCCAAACACAAAACCAAAACGAGGAAGACCTAAAAAAGATGCCACTAAAAAAGTCACAAAAAAGTCTTAAGAACTGGTCTAAACAAAAATGGCGTACAAAGAGTGGTAAGCCTAGTTCTAAGACAGGTGAACGCTATTTACCTGAGAAAGCTATAAAGGCACTATCTCCACAGGAATATGCAGCTACAACACGAGCTAAACGTAAGGGTACAAAGGCAGGTAAACAGTTTGTCAAGCAACCCAAGAGGATAGCTAAGAAAACAAGGAAATATAGATGACAGTTATACAAAGTCTGATAGCACCTGTCACAGGGTTGCTAGATAAGTTTATTGAAGACAAGGATCAAAAGGCAGCTCTCGCCCATGAGATAGCCACTATGAGCCAGAAACACGCTCAGGAACTAAGTCTTGCCCAGATAGAGGTTAACAAGGCTGAAGCACAGTCAGGGTCATTGTTTAAGGGTGGTTGGAGACCTGCAGTTGGGTGGGTCTGTGCGATTGCGTTCCTATACCATTTTCTCCTAAAGGACATAATTATGTTTGTCTGTGCCTTCGCAGGTGTGGATATACCTGATTTACCAGAGTTTGACATGAGTACATTGCTTACAGTTTTAGGTGGTATGCTTGGGATTGGTGGACTCCGTACATATGAAAAGCAGAAAGGATTAACAAAATGAAATGTTGGCATTGTGACACAGACTTAATATGGGGTGGTGATCATGATATCGAAGATAGTGATGACTTCTCAATGGTTACAAACCTTTCTTGCCCAAGCTGTGACTGCTATGTGGAAGTGTTTCTTCCCAAAGATAAAGAGTTCTTCAAAGAACTGAATGAATCAGAACTCGTCAACTAGCTGTGAAATTTGTGGTCATGACATGGAGAACGTAGATGGAAGTTTACGTTGTAAATACTGTCAATACTTTTATGATATGCACAAGGAATGGATAGATTTTGTTCGCAAGAAATCAAATGTAAAGGAGGAAGACGATGAAAGATAATTTTGATGAATGCCTTAAAATGCTGCTTCATCACGAGGGAGGCTATGTAAATCATCCTAAAGACCCTGGTGGTGAAACTAATTTAGGAGTTACCAAAAGAGTATATGAAAAATGGGGTGGTACGAAGGACATGAAAGACCTCACGGTTGAGGATGTTGCTCCTATATACAAGAAAGAATACTGGGATCGCTGTAAATGTGATGACCTAGAATCAGGTGTAGACTGGGCAGTCTTTGATTGGGCTGTGAATAGTGGCACTGGCAGAGCAGCCAAAGCTATACAAAAGATATGTGGTGCAGCACAAGATGGAGCCATAGGACCGAAGACATTGGCATTGATAGGCACACAGAATACACAGTATGTCATAGAGGAGTTTGGCAAGATACGACAAGACTTCTATGAATCTTTGAAAACATTTGATACATTTGGTAAAGGTTGGACAAGACGTAACAAGGAAACCACTGCAAAAGCCTTGGAGATGATAGAGGACGATGACGACTAAGAAGAAAGACCCACGATTAGCCAGAGCAGGTGTAACAGGATATAACAAGCCTAAGAGAACACCTAGTCATCCAAAGAAGTCACACATTGTTGTGGCTAAAGAGGGAGACAAGATCAAGACTATACGGTTTGGTCAGCAAGGTAAGAAAGTGGGTACAGTCAGTGGTACAGCAGGCAAGCCAAAAGCAGGCGAATCAAGGCGTATGAAGATGAAACGTAAGAGTTTCAAGGCAAGACACGCTAAAAACATAGCTAAGGGCAAGATGTCAGCAGCCTATTGGGCTGACAAGGTTAAGTGGTAGAATCGTCTATAGCTTCGGCTGTAGCTCCTGCGTAACCTGCAATATCAATCCAAGTATCTTCGTGGTGCATATCTTCCTTTGATCTAGCTATTTTAGCTAACATAAACAAGACACCAACATCATACACAGATATGTCTTTTTCAAGATGGCATGACCATAGTTTCGCTATACGACTAAAGTTTTGATAAGGCGTACCATAGCTATCGCCACGCTTGCCTACGATAGACTGTGCTTTGCCAATGATTTCTTCTTTCTTTGTTTGCTTCATGATGATTTCCTTTTATAAATTTTTATTTGATGTATATAGGTAAACGATATATTATACAGATTTAATTAGGTTATGGAATAAGGAATAACTATATGGTTCTCCCATTATTATTTGGATTAGCAGGTTCAGCTTTAGGTGGAGCAGGATTAGCAGGTGGCTTAGGTGCATTAACAGCAGGTGCTATAGGATCAGGATTAGGGAGATTTGCAGAGACAGGTGAT